GGCGTTGGTAACAGGCATTCTCTTTCGAATCAGAATGTAGGGCTGAGACTGGATGTCATCATCGTTCTCATTGCCGTAGTACACATCATTCTTCTTAAGGATCTCATTTACCGGAGTCATAGTCTCAAGGTCGAAGTCAACGTAGATGATACCTTCGTCATTGATGGCAGCATCCTTCGTAACTCTCCGACCCTTGTAGTCCATCTTGTCACGCTCCCAAATGTTAGAAGCGTATCTGTTCAACATCTCACAGTATCTCTCAGCAGTCTGACGGAAGTCGGGGTTATCGTAGTTCTGAGAGGAGTAGTTGATAGCAAACAGATTGTCATGGATAACCGATAGCTTGTACTTAACTATCGGTTTGATAAAGTTTTTCTGGACAGGCTCAACATCACCCAGCTTTGCTCCTGCCCACTGGTTGCCGTTATAGAAGTTGTAGTTCTTATCCGTATCGGAATAGATGTTCATCATCCGATGGTAGTTTCTGCCCTTCTCATACAGCACCCATATTGGTGTTTCTTTGATCTCTTGGAAGTCCAACTAATCACCTCCGTGGTACATCTTTCTGACCAATTGCAGTACCATCGTAAGCTTCAATGTTCTGCATAATGGTGTCATAAGCGTTCTTCTGGTACTCTGCTTCCTTATTGGCTTTGTACTCCTTCACTGCCTTGACCGGATTGGGTAACTCAATCTCCGGAAGCTTAGAGTCCTTGTAAAGCTTAGTACCGATATAGATACCGATGATAATGCAAAGAACGTTCTGGATACCAACCAGACAAAGCATTATCATCCATAAGCAAAATTCCATGTTTACACCTCATACAATCGTAATCACCTCACCGAAGTCATAGAACACTTCATGGCTCTTCTCCACTTGGAACTCTAGCTTCGGTTTGACTTCGATAACATCATTCGGGAATACAACCTGTTCTCTGATATGGTGAGCAATAGCAAGAGACATCATCTGATCATCATGTCCGCCTTGTGGTGCTTCTATACGACCCTTTTCGTTACGGATGATAGTTAACAGTTCCTCTAAGGTTTCCTTGCTGTTAATCATGTCACAGTGTTCTCTGACTATCTCTATCAGTCTGGATATGATCGTAGGTCTGGTAAGAGAAGTAGTCTTGAAACCATATCTCTTCTCAGTTTTACCAGTGTAAGTATCTTGTGCTGTTCTGACATACTGCTTGTAGTAACCGACTCTCTGTAATTCCATGATGGGATAAGAGTCGAAGTTAGCTTCAATACCAATCAGTGCATCCTTGTAGTATTTACCAAGGCAATACATCTGTCTGGTGTACTGGTCTGCATCGAACTGATGTCTAAGTTTAGCTACCTGTTCACCAGTCTTGGCATCAATGACATCAGCTACAAAGAAGTCAGATCCTTCACCAGCAGTATCACCACCGATGCAATACTCAGTCATCTTCGGAACGTTAGGAATCTGATATATCTCAATGTATCCGCTCTTATCGTTAACCCACTTGATATTTGTAATCTTCAGACCGTCATAGTCGTAGGTAAAGAAACCAGTCTTGATAGGCTTCGGGATAGTATCGAGTCTTGCTTGGATAGACCTGGCATCAAAGACAGTCTTACCTACAATACCCCATTTACCAAGGCAGTAGACTTCATAGGTGTATTCATCCACCAGTCTCAGATCTTCCAGTGCTTTCCGGTCATCGTCAGTCAAGAACTTATTGTCCTTGTATGTACTGAAGCATACAGTAGCCAGACCGGAGTCAATGAAGTGCTTCTTTATCCAGTGCTGAATGTTGATAGGGTTAAAACTGAGTACCATTTGCTTCTTACTCTTACCGCCACGAAGACGAACCTTTAACTGGTTAATGTCAGCTTCCAGGCACTCAGTCGCTTCTTCTACCCATATATCCGTCAACTCACCATTGGCAAAGGTGATGGACTTGATCTTTTCAACGTCATCCAGACCAGCAAAAGCTATCTCATTGCCAGTCAGCTTGCAGATGATCCGCATATCAGACTCGTTGATTTTGAAATGCTCAGAAAGATTCCAGTTAGAGATAACCTGCTTCAACAGTGGGAACGTAGACTTTCTGTTCGTATCACCTGTCTGTCTGACTACCAGAAGATTGCACCGCACCGGATGTATCAGCTTATAAATATAACGCTGTCCTATGAAGTAGCTCTTACCAGAAGAACCACCGCCATAAAACAGCAGGTATCTGTCTTGGTTATTCAGATAAGGAAAGTACACATCGTTGAATACCTTCTTACTGATCCTTATGTTGATGTTCATTCATCCACCAACTCGATATTGATTGTAGTCTCAGCCTGGACTTCAGCAGCAATCTTCTGAACATACTCACCATCCATCTTGTTCATGATGTCCAGTGCTTTCAGTTTGTCAGAGTTGCTTGCTTCTTCACTTCTGATTAGGTCTGTGAGCCATTCTAAGCGTTTCTGAGCGGACATAATCTTTTCATTGGCAAGTTTATCTCTCAACTCAGAAACTCTTGTCCTAATCTTGTCCTGTCCTGCCAGAAGGCTTGCTTTCTCATAAGCTGTCTTCTCGGACATTCTTTTTGTATCGTAGGCAGAGTGGTATGCTTCTACCAGTGTCATGCCTTCAACGATATTCTGTGCGAATTTCTCTTGCTTTGCTGTGAGCATACTCTCTCACCCCTTTCAAATAAAGAAAGCCACCGCATTACGGTAGCCTTGGACTCCTTCTACAACATGGTAGATGAGATGAGTTGCCTCTGTTAAGACCTGGGCCAGAGGCTTGCCACTTTGTATGGTGTCCGCACTTTCTAGGAACGGCAGAGTCCATTAACTACCAACCCTTTGGATATTTCGACACCAGATTTTTTGAACCTACCAAATCTCCCACTTGTAATCATACAGCTTGTTGCTGTGATTACCCTTCTGGAAATAGCACTGACTATGCCGTCTCTTGCGATGGGATCTTTTCTTTGCATATCGCCTTACAGCAGGATAGTTAGCCATAGTAGACTCCTTTCAAGTAAAAAATTGAGCGCACCTTAGGCGAAGCCGGCTGCCCTGCCCCAAAAGGAGGTGAAAGGAACGGTATTTAACATCTATCCCCCGATCGCCCAAAAGAGAATAGATGCAGGTGCTTTGCTCATACAAAAAGACCATCCTAGCGCGAACAGGATGGTCTTATATTCTAGTTGTTACATTCTACGCTAGCCAACACTTCCGGTGCTCCCACATTCGTGGTTGCGCTCCGGCTTGTTGTCAGAGTTCGATGCCCTGTACTAGTCGTTACATTGTTTTTATAAGGTAAACAAAAAAATGTCCGCCGAAAAAGAAAGCCCCGGCACATCCGACCGACTGCGCCAGGGCTTTCCCAATGATTACATTCTACATATTATCACCCTTGAAAGTCACATTCCATAGTAAAAAGTCACACCTTTTTGCTATTTTTCCGGTTTGTATGATTTGTGCATATTGTACTATCCCATGTGAGATATATTGTGCATTACTCCATCTTGTATTTTCTATCCCATGTGATATAATAAAGGTACAAAAAGAAAGGAAATAACCCCCCAAATAAAGAAAGGATTTACTGCTATGACACTTTACGATCTTTGGTTTGTGTGCCCTCGCTCTCATGTATTCATCCTTAGAGATGGCGAATGGATTGAGTACACCGGAGGAAAAAAATACGCATACTGGTACGTTCAAGACGTAGAAGCGGATTCTTTCCCTATGTACAAGAGCGTATTGAAAGTTAAAATCCGGAAATTTTAACCGCTTCTGAGGGGTTGAGCGAATCAGCCCCATCCCATCAAAATTTATATTAAAGGAGATCACTACCATGACTACTAACGAAATCCGCGAGACCATCCGTTCCATCAAGCCCAGATCCGCCTGGGACAAAGGTGTCTGCCAATATGCTTTTGACCTGCTCGAAACCATCGACGAAGGTATCTCCGGTGGTTGGTTGGATGCTGACATCCTCGAAGCCCCTAAGATCCTACGCAAAGCCCTGTTGAACGGTGCAGATAACTGGCAGGATTACAGCTATGGCGGATGCGCTCTTATCTATGACGAAGACATTGCAACCCGGCTCTGCACACCTTCCGAACTGAAGAAAACCAGAAACGGCCAGCGCAACCCCAACAAGAATGAAACCTGGCTTGATGTACAGACAAGAGCACTCCACCAGGCATCCCGAATGATCACCGGAGCTGCTTCCTATAACTATCTTCACATCTGATCCACCTGGGGCTGGAAACAGCCCCACACACAAAGAAAGGAAAATGTATTATGTTAATCTCTACCTTCCCTTCCTCCCTCCGCATCACATCCAAAAAAACCGCCCTGGACTTCTACAAATGCGTGAAACACTGTTTCGTAATTCCCTACAATGACGCATATGTCCTACGCATCGAGCCGGACAACTGTTTTTCCGTCATCAGCAAAGAGACCATCAGAAGAGGAAATGCGTGGATGGTTCCCAGCTTTAGAGACCAGGACGGAAAGCTCGCCTACAACTACCGCAAGTACATCAACGCATGGCTCAACAGATAAGCCGAAACCGGGGAAACCCGGTCACCAGGAACCGCCCCACCTGGTCTGATGATGGCAGGGCAGAAAGGAAAACAGTATGACTTTTGAAACATTACAATATATCCACCGCTTGCTAACTCTGGAAGCAGAGACCACAAAAAGAATTTACACCCGGAAACGTGACTATCTGATCGAGTTAAAAGAAGCCAACGCCCCCAAAGAAGACAGAGAAATAGCAAGAGAAAATCTTGAGACCGCCGACCGAATCTACGCAAAAGCCCTCCGAGCCCTAACGGAGTTTGAGGAACACGAGTGGAGATAACCGAAGAAACAAAAGCCCGGGGGCATGACCTCTCTACGATCAGTCAAGATGTTACAACCCCCGAAGCACAAACGCCGTGCATCGGGGAACGTAACATAGAAAGGAACACCATGTTATATCTGTATATCTTCCTCTGCATTATCCCCACCGCAACCGTATTCCTAAATGAATTTTACGGAGGTTAAACTATGACACTTTACGACCTATCTTCGTCCATTCTGATCCAGGGCAACGTAGCCGTCAAAGTCTTCGACGAATCCGGCAGCGAGAAAGAAAGCCGTTTCTACCATGAACAATCTGACTTTGATACAAACTGCTGCGACGCTTATGAACTGGAAGACCTGGAAGTCACCTATATTTACCCCAGCAAAGCCACAGACGGTACGCCATGGCTAGTAATCGAGGTTACCGAAGCGCACGAAGTTTAACTTGACATCTATCCCAGGCGTGATATATTGACAGCGTATTCTAATCAAGGAGGAAACCCCCAATGACCGAACCCAAGCCCACCAGCGAAGCCCAAAAGAAAGCAATGAAAAAGTACCGTGAGAAAATCAACCGCATCTGTGTCGACTTTTCCCCGGCTGAACAAGCACTATGGGAGCACCTGCAAAACCAACCCAAAAAGCAAACCTATATCAAAGACCTAATCCGGGCAGACATGGCAAAAACAGACTAAGGGAGTGCAAAAGCACTCCCTTAAAAACCCCTATTCAAAAAAATTTTTTCGCCTGCTTACGCAGGCGGACAAAAGTCTCTTCTTGTCGAAGAGACTTTTTCCTTTATTTAGCTTCTCTGATCCTCTGTACATTCTTCAATGCTCTGCCATGCGCAGTCGTGACAGTGGTATAATCAAGCCCCATAGAATCCGCTATTTCTCCCAGCGTGAGAAACTGTATATACTTCTTATGGCAGATCGTGTACTCTTGTACGCTGGCAAGCTGTTCAATGGTATGTATAACGTCAATTCGTGCATCAATCATTTTATCAACCAAGGCATCGATCTCCGCTTCCATGTCCACACACTTGACTAGAGCATCAGCCATTTTCGACTTAGTACCGGAGGACTGCACCCTTTCGCCATTCATATTCGCAGTGATACCCAGGGCAATGTCCTTCCACTGCTGTTTCTCTATTAGCTTGTTTTTTATCAGCGCATCCAGCTTCTTGACTTGAGACAAGTACGTTTTCGCATCCAATTTATCACCCCCTATCTGCCACCCGGCGTTATTCTTTCAGTTCTTCTATTTTCTTTTCAATTGCCTCAGTCAAAAGCATAAGCACAACAGAAAGAAACAGAAGAATAATAGTTGCAATTTTCATCAGAACGCCCCCGAACTGCCGAAGCCCTTGTCACCACGCTCAGTCTCTTCCAGGCTGTCAACCAGAACAGGAGTCGGCGTGATGATCTTCTTGATAACCAACTGAGCAATCTTCTGTCCCTTCTGGATATGGACATCCATCAGACCGTGATTGAACAGCTTGACCCGAATAGACCCGGTATACCCGGCATCCACTGTTCCGTCAGTCGTAATGTGGTGTTCCATCATCAAGCCAGACTTTGACTTTACATCGCCCACATAACCCACCGGGATCTGGATATGGACTCCGGTATTGATTTCCTTGAAACACTCATACCATTCGCTATAGCCGGGAATGACCACATCGACAGGAGAATAAAAGTCAAGTCCTGCATCGTTGTCATACGCTCTGGTTGGCATCTTTGCTCCTTCGTCCAGCATGACCTTGATAGTTGACAGTTCATCCGGCAGCAGTTCCGTAACAGGAACATGAAGCATATACGCCAACTCGTCAAGCGTAGCTGGACTGCAGGAACCTCTACGCATCAGTACACGCAACATGGACTCATGCCAGCCAAGTTCGTCCCGACAAAAACCAGTAACGGTATACCCGGCTTGCTCAATCAGACTGCGGACTTTATCTGCATCAAACTTCATGTTATTCCTCCCCGGTAATCAACTCAGAGTAAGGAAGCCGTCTGATCCAGTCACAGAAGGTGTGCCATTCGTCCAGCTTATGGTTCTTTCTGCTGTGGTAGATGTTCACCAGAACTTCGTAGTTCAGCATGACGGTGCGCTTCTGGTTGTAGGAAGTGGGAAGTAACTGGATCATCTGCCACCACCACTTCTTGTCATTGCTTGCCAGGTAGTTTTCACGACAGAAGTTCAGATAACCGACTGCGGTACCCAGGAAGTCTTTTGCTTCCCAAACAAGGTGTTCATGGCTGAAATCATCCATCGTGAATTCCTTTGCATGGATCTTGTGCATTGTGGAACAGCTGTTGGCAACGGTACCGACCTTGTAAGTATCGAACTCCTTCCACCAGTACAGCGGTGCATTGATAGTCAGAAACACCGGGATCATCCGTCTGTACTTAGCATGGACTGCGCCACCCTTTGCAAGACCCATCATCAATCTATGGTCATTGGCACCCAGGCAGATACCGAAAGCACCATCATTGCAATCATGCGCCATTTCGGTATCATTGATAACGTGGGGGCATTCTTCACCACAAGCAAAGCTGTCCATCTTATCCCAACTGTTCATGGGATTCCGAAGACCTTCAATAATAATTTCCCACTGTTCCGGGGAGGGCAGTACAGTTTTTTCAATCGTTAACATAATCTTTCTCCTAACAAAATATAGTTGATGTCATAGCCCATCTTGAGCATCTTTGCCAGAATCTTACCGCCGGGGATACCCTTGCCATGCTCCCAGGCATACAAGCAATACCTTGTAGTACCGACACACTCTAACTCAAATGTAACGGACACATCGTTGTCGTAGGCGTTCTGTCTCAACACCTCGGCTGCTCGCCTTCCGATATTCTCCATTAGTGCCCCTTTCTGTACTTGCTTCGGTATGTAGTCCACTTCGTTGTTTTGTGGATCGTATTGTACCGAGATTCATTCAGACCGGATATCACATCCAGTTTCTTTTTTGCTTCTGCTTTCTCCGCATCATGTTCCGCTTTCTGCTTAAGGTACTTTTCGCAAGTACCGTGACAACCCGGAACACGATCAGCGCAGTCCTTGCAGCAGGTGATTGTGCATTTACCCCATACTGCCATCAACTTTCCTCCTGTGGTGGTTCCGGTAACGGCATCCAGTGGGTGACATCATCTGTGTAAATACAGCCTTCTACGAAACCGTATTTATCATATTTCAGAATTGCTTGGTAGAAAGATCCGGGAAAAGCAAAGGATTTTACATTGCATAAGCAACGATCTCCCACCTCCGGCAACCGCTCAGAAACAGGAATCCAACCCATAAAGTCGGAACATTTCTTTTTGTATATTTCATTCCATATCAAGTGGGATGATCTGTCGCACACTTCACAGTGCAAGCATTTTTCACAGTCAGTCATTGTCTTTCCTTTCTCCGTCCATCGAATTTGCACCGCAGTTGGGGCAGTAGTAGAACAGCTTCGGTTCGTTGTCTGTTATGCAATTTAGCCATTCTGCATTGCACACCGAACATCTAACATTTGGGTATTCGTCAATCCACTGTCCGTGAACCACTTCCACGGCATCCACAGCGTTGTACTCTAACCAATTTTCAATCTGTTCAAACGCATCCACATAACCCATATCATACTGGTCATAAGGTTCACGATGCTTTGTCATGTGCCGAATGAAGGATTCCAGTGTTATGGGATCATAACCCTTCAGCCGTTTTTCAGTTGCCATCTTTCACGCCCTCCGAAATTTCAACGTACCATCCGCAAGAACAGGTTCTTTTGAAATATCCAATGGTAGTATCACACTCGACAGTACCAGTGCCACCACCGACTGTTTCACAACCACATTTCGGACATTTGGTATATTTTCGGAACAGTTCACATGCATCAACAAGATTCATTTTCCTCCCTCATTTAACTCACGACCACACATGGGGCAGAAGTTGATCTTGACTTTTGCTTCGGCTCTATGTTTTCCGTAGAAGTGAAGCATCCAACCGCCAAAAGCCGGGTGATGCCAATGGAGCGAAATATTGCCGAATCCCTCTCTTGGGAATTGCACAGAACCGTCACGGGCAGGGTGGCAATATGGGCATACTTTACTTGCCATCTTCAGCCCCCAACTTTCTACCGCAATTTGGACAATAATTGATAGGAATATAATAGGAACAAGTATCTTCGTTGAAAGAAGCACCACATTTATCATCACTGCAACCAAAGCAGTGAAAGAATCTCTCGCAAGTTCCGCACAACTCTTCATCCGGCTTGCACCAGGTACATTCAGTTGCCATCATTAACCACCTTTTTTAGTGCATCAATCGTTTTTACGATGATACAATCATCACTGCCGTCACCACAAAACTTGTCGCAATTCAATACGTCACTCATGGAAGGGCAATATTCAGATATAATTTCTTCTTCAAACCGATACAGTTCATCAATCAGATTAGATAATGCTGTTATCATCAACTCACCATTCCCCCACAGCAATATTCGCAATAGTCAGAACCACAGTTGATACAACTCCAGCAGCAATATCAATAGCCAAGAATGTTGCAGAATTTGGGTTTAGTTCAGTTGTCTCCAATAGAATAATCCCATAAAACAGATAAAAACCTAGAAGCACAACAAATTTCGTCAACGTTCTCAATAAAAATCTAAGCATCTTTCTTCCTCCATTTGTCAACATTCTTCAAGTCATCCCTAGAAACATAGATAGTGCCACAGTTCAGACAAACACATGGACGAACACCGCCATAGCCAGTCATAATCAAGCCAACCCATTCACCACCAGTAGCTTCAAGGTGTGCTTTCTTTTTTGAGTAGCAAACAGGACACCCATCGTTTATCATAGCCATCATTCATCCTCCACAGGCTGTTTCAACCAGTCCATAATCTTTGCCTTACACGCTTCTTCACTGAAACAATTGCACTCTCCATCACAGACAATTCCGCATGGAAAAGTGTCATAACCGCAAGCAATTTGCTTTTTTGCAAACAAATACAAATCATCATCACTCATAGCCCGAATAACGTCTGCGTTGGTTCGATTGTATTTTAAATAATCGTTGCATTGTATAACTATGCGTAAATCATCTTGTTTCGTACGTTCGGTGCAGTCGTTTCTTGCACAGCCTTCGCATTTGCATTCCATCAAACAACCTCCCAAAGATAAATCCGACAGTTCAAACATTCCTGCTGATACGGCACGATCTCTGCACCGCAAACAGGACAGTAAAGTTTGTTAATCATAAAGTTACCGCCTTCTTAATTCGATAGTTTCTATCCCGACTCTTGCCGATAGTAAATGTAGTTGCTCTCTCATAGATACGACCGCCAATAGCTTCGTCAATATCCAGCAATTCATCTTCCGTCAACTCACTGGAGATGATCGTTAAGAGAGAAGGATTGTTGTATCTGTAATTGATGATTTCAAAGGCATAGTTGATATCAGCCGGAGTCGGTTTCGGCATGGTATTATCCGCTGACCGACCAGTCTTAAACAGGTCATCAATATACAGGACTTCCGCAGTCTTGTACTTGTCCATCAGCTTTCTTAAATCATCGTTCTCGTCAGATCCCTTGGCAGCTTCCTTGATTCTAACGATTTCATCTCTCCAAAGCATATAAACGACTTTCTTACCGGAGAGAAGGAACTTCCGGCAGATGGCAGTGCAGATATGAGTCTTACCTGCACCGCTCTGTCCGCACAAAGCAAACCAACCAGAAGGATTCTCAGCGTATTCCATAGCAGATTCCTTGATAGTCTTCTGCCAAGGCTCAGAAGCTATGAACTTATCAAACGTGTAGTCCTTGATAATGTCCTTAAGACCACTCCGCTTCATCCGCATGATAGAGTTGCGAGTTTCCACGCACTTGCAGTCTGCAAAACAGTGAGAGTATGTACCGTCACCGAAATCAAGCAGTTTTGCAATCGTGCCTTTATTCTTGCAGATATTGCAGTTATAGCCATCAACATCGTTCAAGTGTCCTTCCGTCTTATTCCAGTCATCGACCTTGAACTGCTCCCAATCTTTTTGAGAGAAGTCAGATGTAGTTACCGATCCGAACTTTGCCAGAATCTCCTGTAGTCTGTCCATCTTGTTTCACATCCTTGTTATAGCTTTCCCAGGTGATAACCTTCTGTTTCCAGTTACGCACCTTATTACCTTTACCATCCACCCAGTCAGAAGCATCAAAGTAATCAAAGAAACGTTTAGCATCGACATTGTTGTTTCTTGATTTACAATATGCTTCTACTTCTTCTAGAGTAGGTGGAACAAATTCTTTCATTCTATGAGGTTTTCTTCTCTTATTATTAGTTGTATTAGTAGATGGATTATTCCTTGTATTACTTTGTCGCAGATTTTTCGTGTCTGACTCGTAAAAAGTGCTATCCAGACTCGCAATTTTTGCTAGGCAGCTTCGCAATTCTCGTTGCCTACCATCAAAGCTCTGAACTCTGATATATCCGTATTTAAGAAGCTGAGAAATAGACTCAGATACTTTTCGTTCAGAACACTGGCAAAAATCAGCAATATGTTTGTTACTTGCAAAGCAACCTCGCTCGCTCTGATCCAGACTATCAATCTCAGTTAAGATGACCTTATCAAGTGCAGTCAGTCTGGAATCAAGCCAGATAGCTTTAGGAATCCATACGCCTTTGAAGTCTCTTTGATTCTCAGTCATGCAGCACCTCCCTAATGAAGTAACGCTTGAACTTAGTCTTGACCTTTCCTTTATCGTCGTAGACCTTCTCTGTGATATCCTCAACCACATACAAGGGAGAATGTCGCATTTCGCTAATCCGCTTGGTAGGTGAATTGATATCAAGCGCATAAGCATCACGAACTGTGATACTTCCATTCTTGGTACAGAAGGCAAGAATTGCTTTTCTCTGCTTTGATTTATCCATCCATACCAGCCTCCCACTCTCTGTAGAGATTCATGAAATCGTCTAGAGTCATGGTCACTAGGATTTCTGCATTGTTCTTCTTATGGAATACTGCTGGCAACCTTCCAGTGCCCTCAGAATCCCTTTTTGCTTGAGATATCCATTCATACAGTCTCATCGTTTCTTGGTGCTTAGCTTCGATGTGTAAGCCTGGAAGACCTACAACATCGGAAGCATCACCAGTGTTGCCACAATACTGAGCAGTTCGTCTGGCATCGTAGCCGTATTCCCTTAACCGAGAAGCCAAGTGCCGTTCAAATCTAGCTCCCTTTTGCTTGCTGTTAACCTTCTTAGAAAGGGAGGGCATCATCGTCACCGTCCAAAACTGCAAAGTCCTGAGTCTTGCCGGACATAGCAGCTTCGTACTTCTCTCCGGCATCCTTCTTGGTATCCCCGAAATAGACATTCTCAGCAACGATCTCAGCAGAGTTACGCTTGTTGCCATCCTTGTCAGTCCACTTGCGAATCTGCAAACGACCTGCAACGATGATCATCTTGCCCTTGGAGAAGTTCCGCTCAACGAACTCACCAGTGCCACGCCATGCGACACAATCGATGAAGTCAGTTTCCTTCTCACCACCGTTCTTGAAATCCCGGTCAACCGCAACAGTGAAAGAAGCAACAGGAACACCAGAACCAGTTCTGCGCAGTTCGATATCGTTACAAATGCGACCCATGATAGAAATGTGATTGAGTGCCATATTACATACCTCCAAAATTAGTAGTCTTACCGCCCTTGCCAGCTACACCCTTAGTGCGCTTTCTGGGTTTCTTCTCAAAAACAGATGCAGAAGTAGCACCGTCAAGGGCATTACTGCCAATAGTCTGCATCTTACGCTTACGATAAACTTTCTTCTTCATAATTCGCTCCATTTCTTATAAACAAGTTTTTCTCTATCCCAATCTGGATAGTGACTTCTTAAATACTTTTCGGTATAGGCTTCAATCGTTCGCCTGTCTGATCCTTGGTCATACATCGAATGGCACAGGTGACACATGGTAACGATATTCTCCTCAATACCCAGACCGCCCTGGCTTCTTCTTATAAAGTGGCTATTGGGCATTGCTTGGTGACTGCCACAGATAATGCAACGCCCACCGTCACGCTCCCAAACACGATCTTTGACCTTCTTGGTGATGTCACAGGCTTTCGCTCTTCTGCTCTTCATAGACACCATTCCATTTGTCTTCGATTTCCTGCTCAGTTCTGCCGTAGACATCAACAGAGATACTGGGCTGGAGCGTATCATTCTTACAATAGTGGCCGAAGACAAAACCACCTTCAGAAAAAGCAAGGAGATAAGGATATTCCAGCTTCACATCTGCTTTACAGAAAGGACACTTTCTCATTTCTTACCTCCCCATGAATTTAAGAGACTATCAATCTCCGCTTGCGGTTTCGTCTCGATTCCCAAAGCATTGCAGTCCTGCACGATATTATCAATCAGTCTGGACATCTGCTCCACATCGTAGGTGGAAGAGCCGTAATAGAGCAGCACATTGGTGCAGCCGTCCAGTTTGCTGAGAGTGGTATCAGTCAACCAACCGATACCATTTCTCGACCAGGCACTGCAAAGGGAATCAACCGCTTTATCCTGGATGCAGACAACATCATAATTACCACCGATCCCCCGGATAGCGTTTCGGTAAACTTCGTCCTTGGGGATGTTTGTCTTCTCTGCAATCTTGCTGATCAGCACCCAGCAGTAGGCATTGGCATCAAGAGAACGCTTCTTTTTGAATTTGCCCAGCTTAACTGTCAGCTTATCCAGACTCTTTAACTCGTCCAACATCGCCAAAGCACTGTTCCGTTCGTTCAGTTGAAGAGCAACCATAGGCATACCATCAATCGTGAAAGAAACACCTGCGATTTTACCTGTCAGTTCATACATCGTTTATGCCCTCGCTCAATTCTTTCATCTTTCGCTGAAACTCTCGGTACTTTCTCGTATATTCATAGGATTGCCCGAAAACATTATTCAGTGCCTTGAAAAGCTTTGGTTCGTATTTCTGAACGGCTTCTAACTCGCTTTCAAAGTCTCGTGCGAAAGGACAGCCGGAACAACCAGTTCTAGGTAGTCCCCAAACTTCATAACAATCGCTATGCTTGATTCCGTAAGCATTCTCAAAATCACGTTTGGTTTCTTGCTTGTACCAAAACAGAGGACGATAATGAGCAATAGTCTTATCATTTTCTGGAGTAAAGCAATTTTTGTATGCAGTTGCTCTCGTACCGCCTTCAGCTTTTCTAACGCCTGTAATGTTCAGATCGTATTCACCAGATTCAGCAAATCGCTTTGCAACAAGTTTTTTTGCGTAATGACAGCATTTACTTGAAATCTGGAATGTAGGTGGGTTTTCAATTAAAAATTCCTTCAGCCAAGTGTTATAGGAAATGTTGAAGCGACTATTTTCACCCCAGTCATCGCACCACCATCTAAGAGCAGATTTGCATTTAGGGTATTCCTTGTAAAGTTCCTCAAAAGACTTGTTTTGCCACTTGAAGTTATACCGCTGCAAGCGTTCAATATAATCGCTGACACGCTTTGAAAGAAAAGGAACACCATGCTGCCGAACGCAAAGAGGAATAGGCTTTACCGCCTTTTTCACTTCTATCTGCACACCATACTTTTCTTCAAGATATTTCAAATGGTTCTTAGTAGCCTGGAACTCTAGACCAGTATCGAAAAAGATGTAAGTGACTTTTCTGTCTTGATCAAGAGTTGCACATAAATGCATGAGCAAATCGCTATCACTTCCTCCGCTGATCGCACAAAAAGGTTTTCGGCAACGCTTTAATTTGTTATCGGTAACCAGCCATGAATTAAGAATTTCAATATTAGGTGAGCTTGCAATAAGTTCATCGAAAGTCATCTGTTTACACCTTCCTAACCGTCAAACGGACATAACCAGCTCTTCCATTTGTTTGCTTCTCGACCTTACGCAGATACTTGCTAAACAGTGACGGATTATCTGCCTTGAAACGTTCGGAGTCGAACTCTGTGACCATCTTTGTCTTACCGGGAACCGCGTCTACTCTGGAAAGTTTCGTGCCGTTGGGGAGCTCCCACGACTTCACACCATGCTTCAGCATTTCACTGTAAAGCTGTTTCTTCGCTTCCTTGAGCTGATTCTCGATATCCTTCATATCGGAAAGCTGTTTCTCAAAGGCCAGGATCTTGTTGGTCAGCGTGACCATGCCGGGACTCACCGGAAGAAAGTCCTGCTCAGACAGCAGAGGATTTTCCTTGAGCCGTGCCAGATCGTCACGGAACTTATCAATCTCTCGATTAACATAGTCCAGAAGCGTTCTGTAGTCCTCTAAGAGGATTTCAAAGACCTGCAATCTCTTTGCATCGAACACTCGACTAAGGTTCTCCGGACGCTCGTAAACTGCCAGAATACCCTTATCGACTTCGTTCTGCTCCATGTACTTGACTAACTGCACCAGATAGACCTTGTAGCCATCAACTGTCGAGAAAATCTCGGAAGTTGACTTGATTTCCAGAACACACTCACCGTTGAAGCCGTCAGTGTGACAGCGGAGATCTCCGTTGATGACCCGGTTCGGGACGAAGTTGGTGTTGTAGGTCAGATTGATATGGTCCCGGATGAAAGGCTCAATATAGTGACCGTACTCGGTATATCTGTTACCACCGAAGGTATCCTCTGCCAGTCCTGCCTTTTCAAGCAGGAGCTGGTACCGGGATTTGAACTTAGAAATACCGCAGATGACAGGCAGATCCGAGCCACCTATGTATTTGTCTCGATCAATAGAGACATCGAACTCGCCGTACTCAACGCACAGCGCATCTTTTACTTTCATGCGTTCTCCAACTCCTTCAGCAGCTTACGGAAGGTTGCTTCGTCCGTCTTGCCGTTCAGATTGTTCGCCTTGGCATAGGCATTCACATCGATGCCCAGTTCATTCAGTCTGGCAATCAGCATCTGCCGGGGAGTCATGGGTTTCTGCTCCTGCTGGGGCTGATTCTGCTGAGAAGGCTCATGACCGTGCGTATTGGTAGAGTCGGAGTCCTTGGTATCATCAATGGCGAAGATGCCGTTCAGCGCATACTTTCTTGCATAGGAGGAAGATGCACCAGTCACCTGGGAGCCATCCATGCCCTTCTTGGTTTCTTCCTCTCTGGCATAAGCAGAGACAAAGATGATCATGCCGTCAGCAGTATCGGTAATGGTAGCCGTTGCCTTGACATAGAATCTGTCACCGATCTGCTCGATTTCATCGGTCAGAGTCAGCAGCAGACCGTACTTATTCAGAAGGGGCTTGACGGACTCCACGATGTCCTCGCAGGAGCGGTACTTGTACTTACCGAAGGCATTGTACTGACCCTTGGGTGCTTTCAGTGCGGACTGCACATTCGCCAGCTTTTCATAAACGTTCATATAAATCTCCTTTACTTTTCATCCTTAGAATCATTCATAACTTGCTTCCATTCACGGTAAGCCTTAATCAGTTTTCGGATCATAGTTCACCACCCCACTGTTCTGCCACAGCCTTTGCAATGCCGGGGAATGTTTTGCTTCTCTGCTTGGCACGTTCATCAGGAGGAAGACCCATCGTTTCCATGTGCCAAGGGTTATCAGTCCCTTTGCCGTTTTTATACTTAATGATCACAGGTTCAACGATGTTTGTCGGTTCAAGCGGTTTTAATCCCTTCAGCCACAAACAGGTTGCTTTCCTTGCTGGATCACCGAACATATACGGATGAATAATCTGATCAGGCTGCCTATATGCCGTTGACATGTGACCAATCGGATTTTCAATAGCAATTCTGGAACAGTCAGCGTTTGCAAATGCCATGAAGAACTTGACCGCTTCTTGCCTGTCCTTGTGCCGCTGGATTGCCTTTTCTCCATACCGTTCAACGTTGAACCAGCGGTTTCCAGTTACGGTCAGGTATGTACAAGGTGGGAAAGCAATGATCATGTCCCACTTTCCATCAAGACCGTGCCACACACCATCCATTGTCTTGAACTCACAGTGACCGTTAATCAGTGCCAACGCATCACCCTGAATGTGCCATTCCGGATGTCCACCGGAGCATTCGATGATGTCACAGGAATAGGCTTCATGACCCAACTTCCGCAGTTCGATGGTCACCGCCTGGGATTCTTCACAAGCAACCAAAACCTTCATTCGTCATCCCCCAGCATCTCACTCACGCAGGACTCGCAGATTTCCTTCTCACCGAACATTTCCCGACCACAGATAGCGCAACTGTGACCAACTTCGGTCTGAGGATCATGTCCATACCAGTACATTACTGCCCCCTCCTTGCGCATCGTCCGGCACTGAAGCCAGCAAGCATAGTACAGACTGCAATGCTAGGAACTGCAATGGAATCAGCCATCAGACCAGTTTCCTTCCAATAGAAAAGCAGGAAGCTCAGTCCACCGAAAGCAACAACCCAACGAGCACAGTCCTTGAGATTATCCAGACCAGTGCGTTCACGAACAGGCTCCCATGTGCCATCCTTGTAGTTATGCGTAGGCTGATGAACGGACTTATCAGTTTTGGTAGTGGTAGTTTCCTTTTTGGGAACACCCTTGCCTAGTGAGATGTGGACGGTATCGGGATGCAGTGGCTTATCCTCTCCGCTGAAGATTTCAGCCAGATCCTGGTCTTCCTTATTCATATCAGTCATTATGTATTTCCTCCTTGTATTTAATTGTGACTCCCTCTTGCTCTGCCAGAAGACTGACCAGAGTAGCCAGAAGGTTTATGCCATTAGGTGTCATAGCTTCACTCCTTGTCGCACACTATGCGACTTTTAAGATAAAAAAATATCAGAAGCTTCCTCGTTCGTCATGTGAAGAAACTCTTTCATCTTAAATGCTTCGCCAATCGTGATTTTCTCAAAATTGTTCAGCTTTCGGTACATAGAAGAGCGGTCAACACCAATATAATCAGCAACAGCTTCGACATTCGTGCCGTTCTCGACAATCTTCGCTTTCAGTTTATTCAGCTTCATAATTCGACTCCTTCCCAAGTATTGTCGCGTGTCGTGCGACTAAGTATATAATAGCACTTATTTCTGAAATGTCAATACCTTTTTCGCATTTTGTGCGACTTTATTCTTGATTTATTGCGACAGCAGCAGTATAATAAAGTAGAGGGAGGTGAAAATCATGGCAATCGGACAACGCATTAAAGAAAGAAGAAAGTACCTCAAAATGAGTGCGGATGAATTAGGGCAACGGCTAGGAAAAGATCGTTCGACCATATACAGATACGAAAAAGGCGATATTGAGAATCTACCATTAGACATTCTTGAACCAATAGCCAAAGCACTGGAAACAACACCGCAGTACCTTATGGGCTGGGATGAAGTGCAAAAAAAGAATGATGACCTAAAAGCCATCATTCTAGAATTGCGTAAAGATGAAGTTTTTCTATCTATAGTTCAATCCATCTATGAGATGGATTCTGAAAAGCGGAGCAGTCTATTAACTTTCTTGAAGTAGTTTCATAATTAAATCGAGCAAGGGGATGTCCTCACACTTTTGTAATAGTTCGACGATTTGAGAAATGTATTCTTGCTTCATTAAGCTTCTCCTTTCACCGGGGCAAGTTATTTCAATAATACTTCATACCTTTGAAAAAAGCTGTCGGATTTTGTGACAGAAATTTGAAATATGCGAGCATTTGTTCTATATTGCAATTCTAGTAGATTATCAGTCCAATAAAACGGACACAAAGGAGGTGATGCCGTTTTATCCTGGCACCAAGATTAAACACAAAGGAGGGAACTCTATGAACAGTCTAGAAAAAGAATTGGAATGTCGCAATGTTCAAAGAGTAGAGCTGGTAGCAGCTTATGTCCGTGTATCCACACAGGAGCAGAAACTTCACGGACTGTCATTGGATGCTCAGAAGATGAAGTTAAGAGAATACGCAGAGAAGAACAATATGCGTATCGTTGAGTGGTACATTGACGAAGGAGTTTCTGGACGTAAACTGATCAGAAATCGTCCACAACTTCAGAGAATGATTCAAGATGCAGAGAAAGGCAAATTTACAAGAATCATATTCATTAAGTTAGACCGCTTTTTCCGTTCAGTAGCCGAGTACCATGAGTGCATGAAAAGAATCGCTCCAGTGGTATGGACTACAACAGAGGAAGAATACGACCTTACAACAGCCAACGGACGGATGTTAGTCAACATGAAACTAACAATAGCCGAACTGGAAGCAGACCAAACAGGAGAGCGTATCAGAATCGTCAACGAGTACAAAGTGCAGACCGGACAACCCTTAGTCGGAGATCGTTCGCAGCCATTCGGATTCAAGAACTCTATTGACCCGACAACAGGCAGAAAGAAGGTCATCAAGCACCCGGAACACAAAGAGATCATGGAGGACTTGCTGAACTACGTATTCACCCACCAAAGCAAGCGTAAAGCTGTGGTGTACCTCCACACTAAGCACCATATCAGCTTGAGTTACAACGGTATGTCAAAGCTACTAGAGAACACAATGCTATGCGGTGAATACAGAGATAACAAGGACTACTGCGAAGCATACCTTACCCGGGAAGAATTTGATAAACTGCAAGCCATCTGCAAGAACAACGTAAAGAGTAACACAGAAAACCGGGAGTACATCTTCAGCGGTCTGATCAAATGCCCACATTGCGGTAACCGACTGGCAGGTGGAACACAAATTCACACCGTCAGAGGAAAGAAATATAAATACAAACGTTATCGCTGTGCTAACTTCAGACTGAATAACAGATGCGACTTCAATAAGTCCATCGGCGAAAACACCTTTGAGAAACTAATGTTGAAGAACATTGAGCATCTGTTTGAAGGAGTTAAGATCGGAGCAGTCGAAGTAACCGACTCTGGAGCCGTGAGTGTTCCCGAGACAAGCATTGAAGAACTCCACGAACAGATTGACCGTCTGAATTATTCGTGGCAGACAGGCAAGATCAGAACCGTAGAACAGTATGAAAAGCAGTACAATGAGTTGATGGAAAAACTAGAAAAAGCTGAAGAAGAACGAGGTATCGTTGAAATCAAGGACTTCTCCAAGATTGAAGAGATCCTTCACGAAGGATGGAAAGCAATTTACGAAGAACTGGACGATGCCTACAAAAGAGCCTTCTGGCGTTCTTTCATCCATTCAATTGAAATCAACTGGACTACCGACACCAAAGAAATTACAAGGGTAAACTTCTTCTAATTTTTTTACCCTTGTTTGCGGTACTAACTCACCCTAGCCATTCGGCACTATGCAGTTAGTACAACAAAAGGAGATGATTACAATGCTAAAAGAACTACTCGCAAAACTAGAAGCAGTTCAGAACGATGAAGAGATGGACTATCTTGAAAAGATGCGTTTGCAATTCGAAATCAAGGATCTGATCGCAGCTGAAGAATTGAAACAACTGTTAGAGCAATAAAAAAGAGGGGAGACAGGCGAAAGCCCATCTCCCCTTTAATTATTCTACATCCATGTGAACGTGCTGACTATCGATAGCATAAGCGTATCGGCACTCCGGCTGTTTCTGAACATAAGCCAGGACTTCAGCCGAAGTCTTGCCTTCGATACGGAAGTCGAGTGCTTTACCACTCATGTGTCTGCTATCTGCTACACCGCCCTGGATAGCGTTCCAGGTTTTACAGCGCAGACCGCTGGATCTGTGCGCAGGTTTCCCAAAATAGCCACGGACTTTCTCAGCCAGTTTCACCAACTTCTCACTAGGCTCAGCAGGATAGCCGTTGCAATACTTTCCTCCACACTGGCAACGAAATTCTTCACGACTCCAATACTTGATGCCATCCCAAAAATCTCCGGTCTGAACGCTTTCTACGACCTTAGAAGGCATACCCTTGTACACAGCTTCCTTCAGTGCGTTTACAGTTTTATCACCGCACACGCCATCCGCAGCCAGACCGTAGTCCTTCTGAAACGCTTTAGTTGCAGTTTTGGACAGTGTACCAAAATCACCGTCCACATCACCAACATAGTATCCTAAGTATTTCAGTAAGCATTGCTTTTGTATGTTGTCCATGTCCATTCCTCCATATATGAAAAATGATGGGCAACCGACCAAAGCCGATTGCCCATAAAAATTACTCGTTATTTACTTCGGGCAGACCAGCTACGGAGGTCAGCAGAGACAGCAGACCAGCCAGAGCGGAAGCAGATGCCACCAGAATCCAGTCAACTTCACCCATAGCGGTAGAAGTGCCGATGGTAGCAACAGCGGTCTGAGCAACGGTCTTGATACTACGAATCAGTGCGCATTTTGCCCACTCTTTGGTAAACACTTTCTTCATAACATTCATCCTTTCAGAGTCCGATTTTTGCCATAATAAAAGCCAGGACAGCACCAGCAACAGCCCAAATGATTTTATCCACCAGACTGTCCCAACGTTGCCCCGACTTGCTTGTGAGACTTTTTACATCTTCCTTGATTTCCTTGACATCGTTCTCCACAGTTTCTTCCCTAACAGCAAGAACCTTGACTGTGGAAACGAGATCATCAAGATTGTCCTGCCGTTTCTCCAACTCATCCAGCCTGTGCTGATTCGACTTAGAGCGGTCTTCGACTTCGGTCAAACGATGCTCGATTTGTACATCCATAGTAACCACCACTTTCAATTATGTTTTTTCCAACGCAGTAACACGATCAGTCAAAGCTTTGATATTACTCTCAGCAGCAGCCAGTCTGGTACCGTGATTGGAAATGTTACCTTCAGCGGTGGCAATTCTCGTTCCGTGATTAGAAATATTACCTTCCGCAGTGGTCATCCGATTGCCAAGACTGGTAATGCTACCTTCTGCCGTGGTCAACCGTGTACCATGATTGGAGATTTTGCCTTCCGCAGCATTCATTCTTCCTTCAAGACTGGAAACTGCTTGCTGAAGAAGGACAATAGTTTTTTCTGCCATATCAACATCCTTCTGTATAGTATCAATGGCAGAGGTGGCGAAGGAGATGAACTCACGAATCGTAAGATTCTGCTGCATCATTTCACTGTTCTGTCTGGCGTTTTCCTTCGCCTGGGAATCAAAGACTTTGCCGAAGCTGTACTTCTGCTCCAGACCGGCAGGAGTGCGGACACCCTGTCTGTCACGTTTATTCATAGCTTCCACCTCACCACCATGTGACATAGCCCTTAGAATCGACCTTATATCCTAGTTCGTCCAGAATCTTATAGAAGGAGTCGTAGGAAACATCATCGTTTTCATCCAGGTACTTCACGATTTCGCCCTTGTAACGTTTGTAGTTTGGATACTGCATCGTATAAAGAATTTTCTTTTCAATGTCGGGAATGTCCAAACTATTCACATAAGCCTGCACCTTCGGATATTTCGTACCACTGATAGGCTCACCGTTTTTGTCCTTGTCTGCCTTGATGTTCTTCAACTCCCTGGCAAACTCAGCGAAACGTTCATAACCGAAAATCGTCCTTGCAGTCTCGATGGTATCGTCAGCGGAACTGTCCTTGTCATAGCCACCAGCCACATAGTAGAAGTCATCGTACATTTCACGATTGTTCCAATACTCCTTATAGCTGATACCCAAGTCCTTAGTGATCCTCTGCTCTTGCTGATAATAGTAGTTGTCCCTACCATCTGCCAGCGTAGGCTTGACTTCCCACCAGGTATCATCCTCGGAATCGAAGTTATAGCGTTTATCTCCAGCTTCAGCATAGACACCATAGATACGAGCATCATCAAGAGATTCCAAAGCCTTTTCCTGCAAGGCATTGATTTCTTCCTTGATTTCACGGTTACGCTTGTACTTCTCAGAATCCTTCAGATCGCTAGTCTGAATATTTCTCTGCTCCTTCATGAGTTTGGAGATTTCAACGTTATAGCCAATCAGCATACCACTTCTGAACTTGTCTTCCATGGTTGCATCTTCAGACACTGCCTGTGCTTCCGCAGCTTCCAGAGTTTCGTAGAAGTCACCTGTTACCCGATTGTTCAGAACAGAGTCGGTAGTGAAGATATCCCGGAGAGGTGCGGTAACCTTTCCAAGAATAGAATCACTGGGACTCTCTGCTTTCGGAGTACCAAGAGGAAGAAAAGTATCGCCAATAACACCAGTATAGGAGTTGATCAGATAGTTAATCTTCTTCGGGCTATAGTCCAGCTTTTCACCGAGCCACACGCTAAGAGAATCCGTCTTTTCATCGAACTGCTCAGACGCAGGAAGATCTTTCAGCCGATAAGGAATGATGTCTTCATCATACCAAGAAGTATTCGTGGAAACCTCAATGATAGGAGCGAAGATATTGTCGGTTGCAGGATTGTTTGGGGCCATGTTCTCAATGAACAGATCCCAAAACTGCTTCCAGTCTGCTTGATCGTTACCGTTGGACTGCTTGGCAACTTGCTTGATTGCGTTCTCGATAACAACATTGGTTCTGCCCTTCGGAATACGCACAAACTGTCCGTCACCATATTTGCCGACAATATAATAATTGTTGGAAATATAGTCGGGAAGATTCTGATAGTCCTCGTCATCATCCCAAATCAGCTTATTGAGCATGGATGCAGTCAGACCAGTTGCAACATAACGTGCAGCCAGACTAGCAACAGCCTTCAATCCATTCACCTTGGCTTCTTGAATATTACGGTGATGCTGTAATGCACCTTGCACGGATGCGTTAAGGAAAGTACAGCCGTTACGATTCAAGAACTTAGTGAACTTACCGCCAGCAGCAAAGTTAGTGGTTACTCTTGCGGAATCCAGCATAGCTTCTTGCACACTCGCACCAGCTTCACGACTTGCAATATACTCAGCCAGTCTTGGAATCGTTTCAATCCGATTGTTAACGGTACTGACAGCTTCCAAACCAGTAATCTTCTTCAGATAATCCGTAACACCCTTTTGAGGATCGAAGGTTTTGTTTTTAGGATTGTAATAAACAGCATCTTCACCGCCGTTGGCAAGATACTCTTGATAGTATTCGCCTCGGGTAGTAATCTGCTTTACGGACTCAGCCAGATTAGCGTAAGTCTGTGCCGGATGCTGGGAGTTGTAAATGATATCCTGCGGATCTCGGACACCATTCTTCATAGCAAACCAAAGATTGTACTCAGTGGTGGATTTTCTGAAGAACTCGCTTGCTTGACTGAGAACAGGAATTTTCCAGTTCAGCCAGGAAGCAGAAGGCTTCATTGCCATGTACATTTCTTTGGTGATATCAAAGGTTTTCAGTTCGCCATTCTGATAGACCGTGAGAGTATGGAAGTCACCGTTTTCGCCGAAAGTAAACAGGTTATCACCGGAATCAATACGACCAATGAAGGAATCGATGTTCATAAGATCACGACCAACTTCAGTATGGAGAGTATTTTCCAACTCAACGCCGAAGTCGTTGAAGGCCATGGCGTTCTGAGCTTCTGTGGTGAACTGTGCCAGTGTTTCAAACATAGGCTTAACTGCACCCTTCTCAGTTCGCATAGGGACGTAGTGAGGATACAGTTCCTTCAGAAGCACAAAATCATCTTGAGAGATAACCCCATGCTCGACATACTGCTTCAGAATACTATCCGTATAGGTATAGCAATCCTGCGCCCACTGTTTGAACTCGGGATGTTCAGATTCCAGTTTGCGGACTTCTGCCATAGACCTAGCAGCTGTAATATCTCTGCCCATGAAGTTCCGATTCGCAGCTACGCCATAACGAGCTTGCATCGTC